AGTCAGCTTTACCAGCTACAATGAATTTTGGATCGAATAATTCTGGGAAGTCAGTCTTTAGAACAGCAATTTGCTCATCTAGACCAGCTACCTCAAAATCTTCAGTTAGGGATAATGCATCCATCTTGATATATTTATTTAATTTATCACCATGTGCAATTCCTAATGATGAAAGATGCTTATTTACATGCTCCATCATTAATTTATATTGAAATTGGGAAATCTTGGAAACTGATTCTTGCATCTGTGTCTCCAAGGCTTCCTTTTCCAATCTAAACTTTTTAGCTTCCGCCTTCGCTTTATCTAAAGCTTCTAAGACGGCTTTAGGATCACGAATTTCGGTAGATGTACCTTCTACTTGATTCTGTTCTTCCATTTGTTATTCTCCTGTATTGTTTTGTTCGGCTGCAGCCTGTTGCTTAGCCATATTGTTTGTATTCATACCAGTTCCATCTAAAGCAACTTGTGTTGCAGTTATGTCTGGTCTATTTGCTATTGCTTCATCAGCAATAATCTTTGCAATCTCTGGATCATATCCAAGCTCAAGAAGAATCTGTTCCAATGGAACTCCAACTGACTTCTTGCGAACTGCGATATCCCATTGATCTAGAGAGTCGATTGACTCTGGAGACTTCCAGTCAATTTCAACTTCTGCAACAATGCCTTCAATCTTAAGCATGAACTTAAATAGATCTCTCCATGTTGAGCCCAATGCAAGTTGGCGATTTAGAACCTTCTTGAATAGTGGTGCTTCAGCTACACGAAGTGCCTGTCCTGATGGAAGGTAATTGGTGCTTGAGAAGTAATGAACTGGTGTTGATGTAATTGCAGCCATGTCAGAAACAAATTCATTTACAGGATTTGTAAATGTTGATGGATCTGCTGCTGGGAACTGTCCAACTGAAGATACACCTTGTAGGTACCAGAGTTGTCCTGGACCATTTTGCAATGCTCCAATGTTTTCTCTAGCTGTATCGTCTTCTGAGAAGTCATCAAACTCGTTAGATGTGCCACCGTTAGACAATGCATAGCGCTGTGGAGCACCCTGATAGTCTACTGTGTACATGTGAGTTGAGATAAGCTTATTAATTGCATCCTGTGGACCAAATGCATCAGCATGTTCTGGTCTGCCGTATGGCTTATGTGTGCGGAAGTGGAAAACTGGAATTTCGCCCCATGGATTAACTACAGTCTCAACTAAAGTAAGGTTAGGAACGCCATTGATGAAATCAAGATCACCTAGACCTTCATATTTTTCAATTCTGTCCTTATAATACATGTTAATCTTAATGATTTTGCGATTAGAAGCATCAGTTATCTGCCACATTTTAGTTGCAAATGACTTAACACGAGGATTTTCCTGATCATATACAAGTGTAGTTGTCAGTGGTGAGTTGTAATCTATTGCTAGATTTCCGTCCATATCTGGCCAAACAATTGCATAGCAATCGCCATAAACCAGTGCATTGCGGTGAATTTCGTTGATATCAAGCTTTAAATCTGTTTGTTCCCAGATTTTATTAATATAAGAATCTGCTGCAGCTGAAGTTGTCTCTACTTGCTCAATTTCTAAGCGATTGTGTACTGCATCTACTACAGTCTTGCTAAAGTTGAAGCGAAATGTGCTTTTTTCATTTTTAAATAGTCTAAACCAACGCTGATGAGCGAATACTTCCTGATTTACACCTTCGTAATACGCTTCAGCCATGTTGTAGCCTTCACGCTTGGCTATGATTTGATCTAAAGCTAATTTAATATCTGTCATTGTTATCTCCTAAGATAGTTTAATTGTTTTGCAAATACTTTTGGAGCGCTATTATCCAAGAAGTAAAGGATTCCTGACACTACTGCGTCCAGTACGTCATCGTGGCTAACCTTTGGAAAGGACCACATTTGTTCTTCCAATACTGGAAAGTGATTGGTGTGTCTAACTTTTCCCTGTTGGTAGAAATTCAAAGCTTTACCTGCACGAACTTGCTTTGATACTGATTGTCGAATTGATTTATAGCGGACTGGTATATCTTTAAAGACATCTTGCCACAAATCGCCTCCCTGGTTTGTTTCTACATATATAATACCAGGATTATAATTTTCAACAAGTGCTGCTACTCGTTCTGCTAATTCAGATGGAGATACTTTTAATTGAAATGCATCTCTTACAAATATATTTCCACCTTCACCTCTGCTCAATACAGCTATTCCTGTATAGTCAGAAACTTTATTTTTAGTTACGGCAGGGTCGATTGATATCATCGTATTGCCATATTCTTCCTGCTCTTCGATAATTACATCCTCATATGTCCAGAAATTACCATCTAGGTTAACTGGCTTATTCATGTAGTTCTTAGCGAAGTCTCTCAAGTGACGCTGGCTATTGAGCCATTCTAGAGGCCATTTCTCAGGCCATACAGAGCGTTCTGAGCCATCTTCAGCCGTCATGATAGCTGGATAGTAGTGAACCTTCACATTCTGGTCTGAAATCCATTCTAGAGCCTTATCACGCTGTCCTTCAGAGTATTTTCTAAATTCATCCATCATAGAGTTAGGCATAGTTGTCGTACCCACAATAATCATGCGGGCATAAATATTCATAGGGGCTATATCGTCAAAGACTGTTCTTCTTTGTTGTCCTGCTTGGTATTCTGAGTAATTCTTTTCACCCTTTTCGATATCATCAAGAATAATGAGGTCAGGGCGTTGGCCAAATACCTTCTTACCCAGTGAGTTAGTATCAATACCATTAGCGTCAAAGATAAAATCATTTGACTGAATAATACGCCAAGCATTTGCTGCAAGGGAACGCCCAGTTGAACCGACAATTTTAGGTGTGCATAGTTCTGGGTAATCTGCTTTGAGATATTCATTTGTTTCCAATTCATTCTTAAAAGTGAGTAAGTGCGTCTCAGCTTGAGAAGCAGCATCTGAAAAGGCAGCCACAAACTTAATATGGCCATGGGCGGCGGCCCACATAGGAAGAATTAAGAAGATCCATGTGGACTTGCCACATTCTCTAGGTGCAATAAATGCATCACGATTCTGTTTAGGAGCAGTTGGCTTATTGATCCAAGTCTTTCCATATTCAGCTAGGTCCCAGTGAAATTCAGAAAGTGTAAGCTCATCTTCCATATTCTTTAAGTGATGTGGCAAATATGTCAGCGCAAATAGCATTGGATCATATTTAGTAAGTTCTCGTCTACCTTCAGGATATTGCATCAATGTTATATTGATACTATCCATGTAATTTGACATATGGTTCATTTTTACTGTCCAAATTCTTTTTCAGTAACAAAAAAATATTTTTTTTTCTTATTTCTCTTTCGGGTCATCCCTGAAGCCTTTGACCATTTGTCGACAAATCTATATATCAATTAATAACCTTTAATGAATGTTTAATAGATTCATTACGCATCTTGGCTTCATTGAGCATATCTACGATTGCTAAATCAGAGCCATCTTTAGATCTATTCTCATTAATGTTAGTAGATTTACCTTCAATTAAGTTAATAGTCTGAATAGCCTTATGTATAGCTGTAGATAACTTATTAATATCTTCTGCCAATAGGTCTTCTTCATATAGCTTCTCTATAGATCTATCTAATACTGCCTGTGCCGCCAATACTTTCTCTTTATCGCTATAGAAAATGTCTAATTGTTTTGCCATAACTGCCAAGGTATTGGCAGTTGGCATATCTATATTTCTCTGAACATAGAACTTCTTGGCTGTATGATAAGATTTAGGATAACCTAATGTTCTCATAGCTGGACCAATGCCCATTTCATTAGCCATTTCTATAAATTCGCTAATCATTTCTTCTGTATATGTGGGATATCCCATTTTAAACTCCAATTTTATATATATTCGCCTATTTACGGAGGCGTTCCTGAATCATAATATAGTTATATCAAATATCTGTGGATATCTCTGTGGATAACCTTGATGTATCTGTGGATAACTTCTTATCTTTCTTCCATCTAGGATTTGATTCCCATTGTCTCTTCTTTGCAGCTTTCTGAGCTACCTTATCTAGATTTGTTTCTCTTCTTATTCCATGCTTATTGGTATCTATTACTATTCTACTCTTGGTCTTTTGAGTCATTCCGCCTCATCTTCTCCAATTGTTCTATCTAGAAAGCGTCTCATTTGATCGCTTGCTTTAAATGAAAAGCTAAATTCCTGGGTATGCTCTTCATTGTACATCTCTAGTGTCATTACTAATATTCCATCTGGTCTGTAATATAGGTCCTTGGCATAGGGAAACAGTTTGTATTCTCCTGTACCTTGGCTAATAAAATCTCTTGGATCCACTAGTTATTCCGTCCTTGCACTATGTACTAAGTATACATGAAAACATAAGAAAACCCAACCTAGGTGAATAAGTTGGGTCGTCTTATATATATAAGGGGTTTTGTAGTTGGCACTACTAGATAATTATATCACTTTCTTTTGCACAAAGCTAGTGTTGAATGAGGTATTTATTTTCTTCTTACCTTTAGTCTTAGGAGTAGGATCATAGTTCATTGTGGGATACCACCAGAACTTATCTCGTTTTAGCTGGACAGCCTGATATTTCTCTATCCATTCATCTATTACTTTGTCTAACTCTGTACTGGAGAGTAACATCATATCTGCTACTTTATGATCTGACCAGAATCCTTTTAAGGCTGCATTCTCTTTGAATGTCTTTCCTGTCTTATCATGTTTTATATTGTAATTCTCTCTCTTCCGTCCTGTGTCTGATCTAGGATGCTTTCTTGGTCTACCTGCCATTTCGTGCCTTTTTCTGGGCTACATAAGAACGCTGTCTCCAGCATGGCTTGCAATAAATCTGGTGTTTATCTAAGCTGACAGATCTTTTACCAAATTGGCTGATTGGCTTTTCTAAGCCACAATCTCTACATACCTTACTCTGAGGTACCTCTTTGGGCTGTGCGGCCTTCCTAGAGGCATTGTAGGCCTTGTAGTAGGCACTGTGGCAAGGCTTACAGTATGGCTGTAACCCATCATGTAGCTGATGATTTAAATTAAACTCGCTAAATTGCTTTTCTTGAAAACAACTACTGCACTTTTTCATTTTTATTTTTCCAATCTTGGTTCTGCTTTGTCTTTAGTCTATGGCAATTTGCACATAATGTTTGTATATTTGAAGAATCATTATTTGATCTGTTACCGTCAATATGATCTACATCTAGTTGAACCATGTCTTCTGGTATAAAGTTACATCTTTCACAATGGTCTTTCTTTTGCTGCCGTCCGAATTTATGGCATTTCTGGCAGCTGCTGCGCCACACTGGTTCATTCTTTTTATTTAGGCCTTTAAGAGCTACTACATTTCCACAGCCGCAAGTTGGTCTAAGCTTCATTGGACACCAGCCATCCTAATTTGGCGGCGGGGGCGTCGCACTCTTTGCAGTGACTGAGGAATCTCAAGTAAGTCTGACAGTTGTTGCAAAAATAAACATCTCCTTCTACCATGATAATAACCTTTCAACTTCTTCAGTTGATAATATATTAATATCTAGAGGTTCGTTAGAACCTTCTTCTTTTGTATCTTTTAATGTATCTGTTAATGTATCTTTTAGTATGCCAATAGTACCCTGGGTTGTTGACTGTGTGTCACTAGGGTATGGTATGAGTGGCGTATATGTATTAGAATCATTGAAGCGTCTTACTGACACTAGGTGTCCCTTAGACACTAGCTCATTCTTTGCACGAACAACTGTTCGTATTGACAAGCCTGTTTCTTTTGCTATAGTTCTATTACTTGGAAAAGAATATTCCCAAGTCTTCCAATTGAAATGTGATCCAATCACACAACCAGTAAGTCTGGCATTGGCTGTTAGTTCAGAGGCAAATAAAGCCCTCTGATAATCAAATTGATTCATGATATCCCCTTTCTGGTGAGATATCTCAATTGTAGTATATTATATTCCTAATGTCAAATATCTTTATTCATGAAATGTACATATATCTCATGCTGACGCTGTTCAAGTCTATTTATCTGATCTTTGATTGATGAGCCTGAATTAGGTACTAGTTCTGATAGATAATGCTTTACTAGCCATCTTACCATTCCGACCAATTGTATCTGGATAAATATGATTCCGCCTATTACTGATAGGGCTAATTCTATTCCGTTCATATGTCTGACAATGTTCTCCAAAATACTAATATTATTTCTATAAGTCCATAAATTAAAAATGTTGGAGTTTCAATATCATTGATTTGATCTTCTAAATCTTTAACTACTAAATATATGTCATCTATCCAATCTTGTATTACTTCATCATGTCCAGTATCCATATAATTTATATTTGCATTTGCATCAACGCTTGTCATAACAGCAAAAGGATTCTCTAAATCTCCAACATAATCATATTGTAAATCAAATGTTACATGTAAAGTTCTTAAAAATGATTGCATTAATGATTCTTGTCCAGCATTAACTGGAAAACCATTTTCTGCAAATGATTTAATAACTGCTATAAATCTAGCAAACTCTCCTACATCTCCGCCGCCAGAACTCATATATCACCAGATATTAATTTAGCTCTATATTGATAGCCATCCTTTAATCCCATTGGTCCTAAAACTGGGGCAGTTTGAGATATCTTCCATGTTCCATCAACATAAATTTCTTCACCATTTGCATCAAGTACATTTGAAATATATGCATCTCTTTGCATTTTTGATTCAGAATTAATTGTTAATTCTCCTAATATATTTACAGACAAAGCCATAGATACTGGTGTTGGATCTTCTGTATAAACATTTGTTGTCACAGATCCATCAGCTGAAGTAACCTGTGTATATCCATATAAATCTCCTGTGTACGGATATTGCTTTGTTGTGTTTGCTTTCATTAAATACGTCTCCAGTCAATGTATGTTGGCCACTGGAATATCTTTCCAGTCTTGATGCTGCGTGGCTTCTTGAATGAAAGTCCTTTAGCTGCAAATACTGCTAATGGAGCTATAAAAGGTGCTGACATTGCTGTATTAAAATTCTGTATTGAATCTCCAGATCCAACAGAATTTGATGCTACCTGTGTATAGACAACATCCTCATTCTCCAGCATGTACGCTGACTGATATGCTGTCATCTTATCTAGAATTAGAAGATCTGAAGGGTTTTCAACATCAATCTCATCTTTACCTATGAATACTTCAATTACAGCCTGCGCTCTCTTGATAAGATCTAGAGTTACATCTGCATTTGTATATTCTTTTACGCTATTAATAGTTGTAAACATTATCTATTTCTCCTTCCTAATTCACGAACTCTTATTGTGTGTGTTGTTGTGAAGTCTAATCTGCCTTCTCCGCTCATTTTAAGCTGGAAAACATAGTCGCCAGGGTAATCAAATAGGCTACGGTCTGTAGGCCATTTAAAAACAATTATTCCTGAGTCTCTGTTTGCTGTATTTATAACAGATCCAGTCAGATCAATCTCTTCATTTCTGCTTCCAAGCATTACCGCTTCTATAGTAGTGTAAAGAGAGAGGTTCATGTCTGCACCAGTCTGATCCTTTACTGTTATGGATAGGGGTTTTGCGGGTATTTGGTCAATCCAGTATTGGCTTATCATTGAATTGCGTCCTCTCTTATGTATAGTATTGGATCTTCATGTGATACATACAGCACAACATCATCAAATGATACTGTAAATATGCTTACATCTGTCCTTAAGCTAGCACTAGCAGTTGCTGGTGTTGCTATTATTGTTTTTCCAAATGTAACAATCTTGGCATTTGCAGTCATTGGAGTTGCAATAACTTTAACTGCTCCAGAATTGTATTGTGTTTCTACAATTGTAGCATTTGCCACAGCTGCTTGAACATTTATAGATGCTACTGCATAGCCTGAAACTATTGGTTCAACCATTTCTGATGATGCATTTAATGCTGTTGGTCTTTGTGGAAGTGTTTCATAAGCTAATCTTTCAGATAACCACCATAGACCACGAGTATTTATGCTTGGTGCTTCAGGTATGATGGTTGGGAACAACCATGACCATTTAATTGTGTAGGCTGGGAGAGATGAAGTAGATGTAATTGTATTACGTTTTCCAGCTCTAGTTCTTCCAGAAACTTTACCTTTAACAACACCATCTGCTGTATCAACAGAATCTGGGTTAGATGAACCGTAAGCATCTGCTTGACCAATAAGGTTCATGCCATCTAGTGTCCAGTATGCTTTTGCATTATAAGTATTCTGATTTATCTGTCCAGTTTCAAGCATTCTATCAAGGTTTTTTTCATTTGCCTTGTATTCTGCTCTTTCTGTAGCAGTGATTGCACCTAAAGCATAGGCATAGTCAATCCAGTAATCAGTTTTAAGTTCAGTTAAGAATCCTTCAATTGGAGCAATATGTCCAAATCCAGAAATTCCTCCATATCCTTGTTGATTTCCAACTCCATCAGTAAATGTAATAAATACCTTAGCACCTATTTGCTTACCAGCCACTACGGTTCCTGGCTCTACTGCAATAGTTGTTGCATAATTTTTATATGGATTTGATACTAAACTTAGGCCATTGTAGTATGTATCTGCAAATGAAGTAACAATGGTTCCAGCCTTAACTTTATCAAAAGGAACTGCAAAATAATTACTTGCAGAAGTTCTTATATCTGAAGTCAAGAATGTATCTCCAACTGATAGCTTTGGTTTATATACAGTACGGTAGAATGATCTTCCAGTTTCTCCATACTCCTGTCCATCAGCTGTATATAATAGAATATCTTCAAGCACAAAGCCACTATCAGTTGTTAAATCTTGTACTTCATTAACAATCTTGTGTCTATTGTTTTTAGCCATATCAATCCACATATTATCTCTAGATGGATCTGTTGTTGAATTGACTAGATTCAAAGAAGGAAGGCCTACGTTTAGTGGATCTCCAGCAACTTTAGGTGATCTAATATTGTCATTGTTCTGAGACAAATCTGAGATAGATGCATATGTTTCAATAAATCCAAGATCGATAGCAAGTTGAGGATTTGTAATTAATAGAGATATACCACTATCTACAGCCTCTCTAAGAGACTTTAAGAAGCCTTCAAATAAATCTTTATCTAAAGTGTTAAAGTATGTATCAACTACACCTTTAGCATTTGTTCCATAGCCATCTCTTTCTGTTGATTGATCTGGGTAATTACGGAAACAGATCATATCAAACTGATCTAAATCCTTTAGGTCATTCATTAAATCAAGATATCTATAATTATCTGTAACTGGGTCTATGTAAACGGTACCGTTCTTGGTTCCGCTCTTTGTTATCCCGTCTTTAAGAATTGGATGTGTATCGCCCTTATATGATTCTCCGCTTGGGAAACGTACTACTGGACATGGCCAGATATCCCAGTCATAGAATTTATTTGGAGCATTATCAATCCAAGTATTTAATTGGTAGAAGGTGTCTGGGTCAACTCCAACAGGGCCCTGGTCAAATGGATGTGTTTGTGTCTTTAATCCACCTCCTGGTCCACCTCCATAATAATCAACATATCTATTTGTTTCTGGAGTAAATGTCCCCCAGAAGTAAAGCATCAAAGCACGACCACGGTTTCCTCTTGCTCTATGTTTTGTTGTTAATGTTGCAGCTGCTGTAGCTGTAGTTGCTTCAAATGGAACATGTCCAATAGCTGCAAAGTAATTAAGCTTAGTTTCTCTTTCAAGAACGAATGATTCTTTCTGTACTGATATTGCAGATACATTAAAATCTGAATATACATCTACATCGTTAGAGTTGTATCCAAGTTGTCCTGGGTAGTAGACTCTAGCACCATATCGCTGTACATCAAGTTCTCCATCAATCCATACCTGGACACGGTTGTCGTCATCTCTATACTGAATAATTAAATGGTGCCATCCGCCATCAGCTATATCTTTAAATCCAGTAAATGCAATTGCATCAGTTGATTTAAAGAATCCTAGAGTTGAATCTTTAACTGCTGTAAAGGCAATCTTTCCATCTTTAAGTCTAATTCCTGTACGCTTGCTTCTAGAAACAGAGCTAGTTGTATCTCCAAGATATCTACCAGCGGCAATAAACTGATTCTTTTTTGTAGTCTGGATATATGTTTCCATTGTCCAGCCTTGTGAATATGTCTGATTATCATCATATTCTAAAGCAATATTTCTTATATTTAATGCTTTTCTATTTTGTGGATCAAAGTATCCAGCTGTAGCAACTGGAAGTGGTGTGTCATAAAGATTGTATCCGTAATTAGCGTTAAGTGGATTTCTATTGCTATGTGCAGCCCATCCTTCGAAACTTCCATTAAGATAAATGTTATTTGATGTATTAAAGAATGTTACTGGTCCAGTAAAGTTAGAAGACTGATAATCAACATCAAGAAGTCTTTGATACCAAATATCATCAGTTACTAAGTAGTAAGCTGGTGGTAATGAGAAAAACGCATTTGCATTTAATGATTGAGGTTTAATCAATGCACCACGAGTTGATGAAAATGCTGGCTCAACCATTACAGCTGGGTTAGCAATTGCTGGTGAAGCATTCCAAACTCCTGGAATTCTTGCTCTTGCATCGCCCATTTCTGCAGATGCATCCATGTGAAGAACTGTATTAATCTCACCAATATTCCATCCTGGATTTTCTGCTTGTGCAGATGCAGTCATAGGATCAGCAGTAATATATACAGTATCTATTGCTTCGTAATTAGGGTTTTGGAATAATCCATTTGCTGTTGCAGGTGATACAAATGGGAACACATTTGGGAAAGAAGCATTTACTGTATATGCAGTTCCATTAATTGTTGGTCCAAAACCAGCTGAATATGTTGGTGCAGGCAATGATGCTGATGCAGTCCAATCCATTGGCCAAGAAAGAGCCTGGAAATGATCAAATACTTGTGATGCGCTAAATGCAAAATTATAAATAGATAATTCATCAATGTATGTTGATTTAGATTCAGATGATACTCCAAATGTATCTATTTCTCCACCAACCATTATTAGACCATAATCTGTTAATGTCTTAGTTGTAGATGTAGAACCTTCAAGAACTCCATCAATATAGAGTTTTACAGTAGATCCGTCTGTTGTGACTGTGTAAAGGTGATATTTTGAGTCTGCGTAAGTTCCAGCAGAGTTAATTGTATTGGATCCTCCACCATCTCTAAGTCTTGCACGAATTGCTCCGCTGCCCATCATGTAAACACCAAGACCAGATCCGTATGGACCACCAAAATGTCCTGCTGTTCCAAAGATATTAATTACTGATGGTTCGCTACCAGTATCAACTTTTGCATAAACCATAAGGGTTTGTGCATTATTTGTACTAAATGTTCCAGGTGCAAAATCAGCAACTGAGCTTATCTTTGCAGCTGTATTTGTTATCTTATATGCCTTTGTATTTGGGCTAATTTGATTATATGTAACAGAATCTCCAGTTACTGCTAAATTAATATCAGCTGCAGTTCCGTAGTTTAGTGGTGAACCAGTGCTTTCATTAAATCTAAGATCTACTAATGCTCCACGAGTTTCTGTTAAATTATTAAATGAGTTATTAGAACTAAATTTTGGTTGTTCCATATTTGCATATGCTTGAAGTGCTGCCCCACCAGAATATGTAATCATGTTACCCATTACTGTGGTGCTAATTGCAGAAGATGAAGATATAAAGAAGTTAGATACAGAGAAAAAATTACCGTTAGATGCTTGATTATTTGAACCAAATGCTGCAAAGTTTGGTGGTGAGAATGTAGCAGCATTTACAGTTTCAGTTCCAACAAGTGTATTGTCTAAATAGAAACTCATTGTATTAGTGCTGCTATTATACTTACCAACAGCTAAGTGCCAGTTGTTATCACAAATACTTGCTGCTGTTTGAACTCCATGGAAAGAGTTTGTGTACATCTGGAATTCTAGTTTTCCAGAGTTATGAATAATAAAGCTTGTATATGTGCCATCATTATAATTCGATGCAGCATAAACTACAGCTGGATTAGAAGCTACAGCAGATGGTGCTTTTACCCAAAATCCTATAGAGAAATCTCCATCTGTTATTTCTGGTGACATTGTTGTATAGTCATCTAATGTAATGTAAACCGCACCATCAGAATCGTTACCGCAGATTCTTAATGCGCCAGAACCTTGAATTCCACCATGATCACTAGATGTTGCATTTCCGTCAAAATAGAATGCTGCTGCTCCGCCAGAACCGTAGTTGATAATATTCTTTTCATCATTAAACTTGTACCATTGTTCTAGTGACAATGTTCCCATATATGTATCTAAAAGAGTAAATGAATCTCTGGTGCTGTTAAAATGTGCGCCAGATGCAGCAGATGCTGTTGCTGGTGTTGCTAAATATCCACCATCAAGAACCAATGCTGGTGTAACTGATAATGCAGAGGCTGTTAATGCTGTAGCTTCAAAAGTTTTATTTGCAAATGTTGCAAGATGGTTAGCAACAAATGTATCCATATTTGTATTTGTAATTGGTGAGCTTGGTCTGTATATACCTACAAAGTCTATTGTTGCTTCTGAATAAAGAGATGCAGTTCCAGTATTGCTAATGTATGAACCAATATTAATATTTCCGTTATGCTGAACATTTCCATATGTTGAAGAAGAACCAATAAGAGTTCCATCTACATAAAGTCTTGCTCCACCACCACCAGTAACATTGTTATATGCCCAAACAACATGGTGAAATTTTCCATCACATAAATTAGTAGTACCTGTTACAGTAGTACCATTACTGCTAGTTGCTGAATTTCCTCTAATATATCCATTTGAAGTTAAAATTATTTGATGACCATCATTGTAAATAGTTGATCCAGGCATTCTTATAAGCCCTACATCGCTTGCTGGAGTTGAACTCTTTTTAAACACTATTTCAATAATATTTGTATTGCCATTTGCATAACCAGTCTGAAATAAAGATCTACCATTAGAGCTAAAATCAAAAGAAGCATTTCCAGTAAGAGAGTTAGCGTTTTGAGTTATTGTTCCATAAAGAGTATTGGAGACAGTCAAACCACTTGCTTTTGCATATTCACTTGCTGATGTATCTAAGTTTGATGCAAGATAAAAACTTGGTTCTGCTTGGGCTGTTGTATATAATGACATAAAAATAGGCTGCTGGCGTTATGCCGCAGCCCGTACTCCAATTCTAAATGATTCTGGGTTGATTGCTGAAATGCTGTGTCCACTTATTGAGGTAATTGGAGCAAAGGAGAGGTTGGAGACCACTGGAGATAAATTAGTTATACCAGAAAGGATCTCGACAGTGGTGTGGACAACAACTAAACAAGCGTTCGCTTGAAGTACGCCAACCTCTACCTTTGCATCCATAGCGTTACCTTACGCTACTGTGATTCGAACAATACCAGTCGAATCCCATGTGATTGTGAAGTTACCATTGGTTGAAGACTGGTCTGAACCGAAGTCTACATATCCAATGAGAGCTGATGTGCTTGCTGTGCCTGTTGAATCGTATACAACAGCATAACGAGCAGTGATTGTTGATGAAGACCATGTGACATCTGCAGCATCAAGTACGATTACGTTATTAGCTGAATCGTATGTTGCTGTCTTTGAAGCCAATGTTGATCCACCAGTTGTGTAGCCAGTGCCTGTTACTTCGTATGTAGAAACATCGTTGAAGTAGTCATGTGCATCCTGGTCAGGTGTATAAGATGATGAAAGTAGAGCGACCTTGATTGTATCTGAGTCAAAATCTACTTCCTTGTTAAGTGCCTTAAGTAGGAAGTTTCCGTATAGTTTAGAAGCCATTTGTCATTTCCTCCTTATGATGCAGTCTTGCGGACCATTGCGAACGCTTCAGGAGCCGCAACAGCGAATCCACGGCGAACACGAGTCTTGAGCAAGACGCCATCCTTTGAGAAGTCTGCATCACGAGAGATTGCAGACTCTACTGAGCTACGAACACCATTGATCATCATGTTACGGTTACCTACGATAAGTAGTGGGTCTCCTGTTGGAGCAGCAGTTGCTGCTGCAGATGTTGCTGCACCGTATGAGATTACTAGTGGGTATCCGAACAATGATCCTGGGCGAGCTGCCAATGGATCTGGAAGAACAAGGTTTCCACCTGTTGTTTCCATGTTACGGATGTGTGAAAGCATCTTTGGGTGAGCGATGAATACTGTGTTAGCAGCATCAAAGTACTTGCTTGATTCAGCAAGACCAAGAGCGTTAGAAATATCTGCAAACTCTAGATCTCCTGCTGTGTTGATAATGTTTGAAGCTGAGTTGTATGTTGCTAATGCACGGTATACAGATGTGAACGGCTGTCCGTCATCTCCGTCTGCTTCAGCTGTTACGCCAAGGCAAGCATTGTCATACTTACGAGCCCACTGTGAAGCCCATTCTCTCTTGTATGTGTTGAGTGTGTCAACGAGTGAATCGTTAACATCTTCCTCTGAAATGTTGAAAATCTGTGCATACTTCTTAGCTGTAAGAACTACCTCGTCCAGAGTTGTATCTGAATTAGGAATGTCTACGCCTTCTGCAACAATTACTGGTGCATCTGATACAAAGCGTGGAACACCCTTTGTGCGAGATGCCATATTCTCACGACGAGCATATGCTTCTACTACAGAGTTAGCAAGAGTTGCTTGAATAGCAACTGAGCCTTTTTCCTCTGGAATATAACCATTACCCTCTGTGAGATCTGTGCGACCTGCGGCCATGTTAATCTCCTTTAGTTAGTTAATTTGTTTACTTGAATTAATAGAATTGTCCAATTATATTAGTCGCAAGTACCAAATGTCCATCTGGAGACTTGCCTAGACTAATTATACCGTAAATCCTATTTGTTTAACACCATTTTAGCTTGTAAATCTGATGCAGATTGTGGAACTTCTAATGAAGCAGTCACTCCTGAGTCAGCTTTGCCAGCTACAATGAATTTTGGATCGAATAATTCTGGGAAGTCAGTCTTTAGAACAGCAATTTGCTCATCTAGACCAGCTACCTCAAAATCTTCAGTTAGGGATAATGCATCCATCTTGATATATTTA